GAGCGGTCGAGGTGGGCGATGTAGGTGCCGTCGGGCTCGGTGACCCAGGCCTCGATCGCCTCGGGCGCGGCCGCCGGCGCATAGGTGGTGCCGATGCGGTACAGATGCGCGATCTCACCGGGGCCGAGGGCACGCCCGAAGATGGCGACCTCGTCGACGACGCCGCTGAACGGCAGCGCGGCCGTGCCCCAGCGCCCGATCCGCCATGCCGAGCCCACCACCGCCAGCGTGTTGAAGGCCGCCGTCGCGCGTTCGGTGCCGTTGACGTAGATGCGCGCGGTCACGCCGTCGTGGGTGCCGACCACGAAGACCGGTGATCCCAGCGGGGCATCGTCGGTCGGGCTGGTGACGGTGCGGTTGACGCCCCCCGAGTCATGCCACACGAGCTGCACGTCGTCATTGATGTGTCGCAGGTACGGTCGGATGATCGACGTGCCGGGACCGAGCACCACGCCGGACGACGTGGCGCCGGGAGTGATCCACGCGGCGAGCGTGAACGCCGCCCCGAGCGCCGGCAGCGCCGGCGACTGCAGGTAATCGGTGTCGACGCCGGGAAACTGCTGCGCGCCGTCCGGGTCATCGGTGAGCAGGCCGTCGACGGCCTGCGGCACGCCGACCGCCGTCAGGTCGTGACCTCCCGGGCCGGCGTCGAGCAGGTCGGCCAGCCGCCAATAGGCGACCAGGCCGGGCGTGGCCAGGACCGAGTCGCGGTAGCGGCTCATTCAGGACACTCGAGATGCTCCCACAGCCCGTGCAGCGCGCCGTCGGCCATGGTCGACTCAACGCGTCCGATCACGCGCTGGCCCTTGCGCATCCGCTTGCCGCAGCTCGGACAGTCGTGCTCGTCGGCCGGGATCTGAAAACCGGCGGTCTTGGCGACGTACGACCAGACTCCGCCCTGCCGGAAGTAGATGCGGTCATTGGTGGTGTCGATCCCGATCATGCCGTCGACCGCGCCGCCCAGCGCGTCACCATCGACGAACGCGCCCGCCTTGGTCTTGTTGGCGATCAGGCCGGCCACACGGAGGTCGTCGTTGAGCTGCAGGACGTTCGCTCCCAGCCGCCGAAGCAACACGTCGAACGTCCCATCGCCCGGCCCCCAATCCATGTCGCCGCTGGCGTGCGTCAGCCGGAATCGCGGACCGGTGTCAGCGAGGGCCTTCACCTCCATGCGGCTCTGGCCGGCGCGCCATCCGTAGCGGGTCGTGGCGTCGTCACCGATGCCGTCGCCGGCCGGCAGGGTGGCGAACACCGGATTGTTGTTCGAGGTCGCGTTGGCCCCAACGAACACCCCATCGCCACCCTCGCCCTCGACCTGGATCCGGGCGCGATTGAAAACGTGATTCTTCAGTGCGCCGTTGGCCTCGGTGAAGACGATGCCCGTGGCGCCGTAGCCATAGGCGATGACGTTCGAGTGAGCGTCGGCGCCATCGAACTTGATCGACGGGGTGCCCTCCCAGCGGCAGCCGATCCACTGGTTGTACGAACCGAAGCATTCGACGGTGAAGGTCGGACCGTTGCCCTCGAGCGACACGCCGACGAAGCGGTTGTTGTTGGGGTCGTTGGAGCTCGCCACCAGCCGGATGAAGCGCGAGTCGGTGATGGCCGCGCCCTCGCCGGAGTTGATCGAGCATCGACCGCCGAGGAACGTGTTCTCGTTGACCCAGCCGCCCGTGGCTCCCGGCACGATCTCGATGGCGCGCAGGTTGTTGTTGAGGTGCCCGAGGAAGTAGCTGTTGTAGACATTCCCCGCGCCGTCACCGGTCAGGTAGAGTCCGAGCCCGAAGTTGCTGACCAGCGGCACGTAGATGTCACAGGTCTGCGTGTTCCACACCTGGATGCCGATCAGCGCCGGCGATCGGCCGAGCACGGCATCCGGCGAGTCCTTGGTGACGGCGGGCAGGACGAGGCGCTTGCGGTCGATGCGGGTGGCGCCCGCCCCGTTGCGGACGCGCAGCGCGACGCCGGTGCCGTCGTAGTGGATGACCACGCCGGCGAGCTCGCAGGCACCGTGGATCTCGAGCGTCGAGCTGCCGATGTAGTAGTCGCCCGGCGGCGCGGCGAAGATGCCGTCGGCGCCGGCCAGGTCGGCGGCCGCCTGCAGCGCGCCGTGGTCGTTGGTCACGCCGTCGGCCGCGGCGCCGAGCGGGTAGCTGCGGCCGCGGTTGATGGCGTCGAGGCGCTCGCCGAGAGTGGCGTGGATCGAGCGCGCCAGCACCAGCTCGGCGGGGGAGCGACTGACCGGCGAGCCCGCGGCGTGGGTGTTGGCGAGGTTGGCGTCGAGTGTCAGCGGCGCCAGGCTGGCGAGCGTGCCGCTCTCCTGCAGCCCGGAGCCCGGCGCGCCGACGAAGACCGAGTCGCCGACCAGGAAGCCGGTCTCGTCGACGACGTCGAGCACCGCCTGCCCACTGAGCGCCTGGCTGTCAAGCGACGTTGAGGTCTCGACCACGCCGGCCGCCAGCACCGCGTCGATGGCGGCCGCCACCTGGGTCAGCCGGTCGTTGAAAGCGGCCGACGTCACCGGGCCGCCGAAGGGGTGCGGGGTCAGGATGGTCATCGTCGGCTCCTCATAGCCAGGTGCGGAAGAACGAGATGCGGGCCTCGGCCGGCGCGCCGAGGACGCGCAGCGTGTTGGAGCCCGGCAGCAGGCGCAGATACTCGCCGTGGCGGTTGCCATCGCGCATCGTCATCGATGCCCGGATGCTGCCCAGCCCGGCGCCCAGGTCGCGATGCGCGCGACGCCGGAAGTTGTCGACCGTGATCCGATCGCCGCCGGCCAGGACCTCGGTCGAGGTGAAGCCGACGAGCTCGGGCGTCGTCAGGTTCTCGATTCCGACGCCGGCGCTCGAGGCTCCGACGAAGCGGACCCGGACGCGCTGCACCTCGGCCGAGCCGCCGGCATCGAAGGTGATCTCGGTGATCGGTGAGGTGACGACGATCTCGCCGCCCGCGTCGAGCAGCTCGTCGTCGTCGAGGACGACGTCGTCATCGAGCGCGAGCGCGCCGTACGGCGAATACCAGAACGGGTCCAGCCCCTCGAGTGCCACCGAGGCGGCGTGCATCGGGGTCGCCGTGCGGCCGCCGACGCGCTCGACGTCGAGCGCCCGCGGCCACGCCCAGCCGAAGCGCTCGAGCCCCGACGGCAGGGTGTCACGGATCAGGACCGGCGTCGATCGCGACGGGTCCAGGCGGCGCTTGAAATCGTCGATCCAGGCCTGGTGCGCTGCGGCGTTGGGGATGGCCAGCACGCGGCTCTCGAGCTCGATCCGGCGGCGGTCAGCCAGCGAGACGTCCTGGCGCTGGCCGGCCCAGAACGGGATCATCGAGGTCGCGAAGCGCGACGCCGGCAGCTCGTGGCGGCCGGTCAGCATGTCGAAGTACACGCCGCCCGGGCGGTCGTGCAGCTGCAGGCCCTCGACGATGAGGCTCATGCCGGCGCCCCACGCAGCGACGCTCGTCGCCGCAGGCCGAGGCGAACCGCGCGGCGCGCCTCGAGGCCGATGTCGTAGGCATCGACGGCCGCCCGCGGCTGGACGGTCATCTGCACCGTCACGTTGCCACCACCGCCGGCGCGGTCGAGCGGCACGACCTCGGCGCCGGCGCGCATGTGCATCAGCTCTGGCCCCTCGTCGCCGACGATGGCCAGCCCGTCGCGCAGGATCCGGCCGCCCTTGGCCAGGTACGGGATGCGCCCGATGTTGAACGGGTCGATCGACCCGCCGCCGATGCCGATGTCGGTGCCGGGAATGGTCACCCGCGGGATGTCGATCCGCAGGTTGTTCAGGAAGCCGATCAGCCCGTTGACCAGCCCGATGACCACGTTGATGCCGCCCTTGAACGCGCCACCCACGCCGGACCAGATGCCCTCGAAGAAGCCGCTCAGCCCGCCCCATAGGCGGGTCATGGCGGTGAACACGTGGCGCGCGGTGCCGCCGACCACCTCGAACACGCCGCCGATGGCGTTGAACGTCGTCTCGAGGGCCGCCAGCAGGATGGTCGCCGCGGCGCCGACCACCGGGAACAGAACCGAGGCGATGGCCTCGATGATCGGCCACACCGCCTCGATCACGCCGGCGATGAGTCCGAAGGCAGTGCCCACCGCGCCGGCCACCTGGCCGACGATCGAGCTGATGTTCGGCCAGTTGGCGACGATCCACTCGACCACCGCGGCGAACACTGCCTGCAGGCGGGGGAGGATCTCCTCTGCGATGAAGGTGAAGGCCGCCGCCAGCAGCGGGATGATCTCCTCGGCGATGAAGCTGAACGCCGCGGCCAGCATCGGCATCACGCCCTCGGCAGTCTCGGTCACCGTGCCGGCCAGGGCGGGGATGATCTCCTCGGCCAGCCACATGATGGCGGCCACCAGCGGCGGAATGACCTCCTCGACGAGGAACGTGAAGTTGTTGAGCAGCATGGGCCAGACGTTGTCGACGAACCAGGTGATCACGTCGCCGACAGTCGCGAACACCTCGTCGAAGACCGCGGCGATGTCGTCCCAGTTGTCGAGCACCCACTGCAGGATCGACTGGAACATGGGCAACAGCTTCTCGCCGAGGTTGACCATGAGGACGCCAGCGGCGGCCGTCACCCGCTCCATCATCGACGAGACGGTCCCCTGCTGGATCTCGAACGCTTCGGACGTGGCACCGGTCGCCTGGCCCATGGCGGCCGTCTTCTTGGTGAAGTCGGCGCTCTGCGCGCCGGTCAGCGCCAGCACCGCGCCGAGCGCCTCGACCGATCCGAACATCTCGGCCAGCTTCTTGGAGTCGCCGTCGACGCTGCCGGCCAGCGCGTCGAGCGTGCCCTGGAAGCCGAGGCTCTCGATGGCCGCCTCGCCGTTGGCGAAGCCGATGGCCTTGAGCTGCTCGAGCATCTTGGGGTTGGTGTTGATGAGCGCCTGGTTGGCCGCGCGCAGCTGGGTGGTGACCGCCGCGGTGTTGCCGGTCACGCCGGTCAGCGTGGCCATGGCGCCGAACAGCTCCTCCTCCTTGACGCCCAGGGTGGCGGCCAGCGGGATGACCTGGCCCATCGAGGCCGCCAGCTCGGGGAAGGTGGTCTGACCCAGCTTCACCGTCTGGAAGGCGAGGTCGGACGCCTTGCGCACGGCGGTGGCCGAGGTGTCGCCGTAGCCCTTGGTGACCGCGCTCAGCAGGTTGACCGAGTCGGTGGTGGTGGCGAGGCCGGCGGTCGAGCTCTGGGCGGCGATGCGCAGGATCTCGGCGCTCTCGGCGGTGTCGCCGAAGGCCGACACCACCTGGTACAGCCCGCCGGCCAGGTCGTCGAGCGGCTTGCCGGTCTCCATCGACAGGCCCTTGACCGACTGCCCGAGCTCCTCGACGCGCTGCACGCCGTCCTTGCCGAGCAGGGTGCCGACGTTGGCCATGTCGGTCTCGAAGCCGGCGGCCATGACGCCGCTGGCGACGCCGATGCCGGCCAGCGCGCCGCCGATGATCAGCCCGCCCTTGGCCACGCCGGCGGCCAGGCCACCGAAGCGGCTACCCGCCTTGTCGACGCCGCGGTCGAAGTCCTTGTCGTCGAGGCGCAGGCTCGCGAAAAGCTCGCCAACCTTGAGCCCCATCAGACGGCCCTCGCCGGCGCGGACGGCTCATTCCACCCGGAGCGGGGTGTGACCACCTCAACGGTCGTGTACAAAGCTCTGGCGGCCATCAGTGCACCCCGCCGCGCAGATGCTTCGGGGCCCGCTGCCGCCAGAACTCGTCGGCCTCGGCGTCGGACTCGAGGATCTCGTCGGCGACGACGTCGCCCACCCTGCGGCGCTGACGGAGGACAGCCATGGTCGCCGAGTCGGGGGGCAGACCGGCGACCAGCACGTTCAGCCTGCGCCAGCTGATGCGCTCGAGCGTCTCCTCATCGGCGAGATCGAGGTCGTAGTGGGCCTGCATGTCGGCCTCGATCAGGCGCCAGTCTTCGATCCAGCTGAACCTCGGCGCGCCGTCCGACGCGTCGCCCGGTTTGGGGGGCCATCATCCTCGCCGTTGAGGGCGCGGAAGGTCATCTCGATCAGATCGCGCAGCTCGCCCAGCTCGAGCCCGGCGTCATCGAGGATGGCCTCCCAGTTCTCGCGCCCGAACAGGCGGCGGCCGATGGTGCCGATCGCGTCGTCGGGGATCTCGACATCGTCGGTGCCCGCCACCCGGTAGCGCAGCATGTCGAGCGCCAGCCCGGCCGGCACACCGGCGGACAGGGTGTAGTCCCGTCCGCCGATGCGCAGCACGACCGGCTCGCGCTTCCGCTCGCGGCGGGCAACATCGAAGTCGACGACGCGCGGGGCCATCGCCTACGCCGGGACGTAGGTGGTCACGCCGCTCTTGCGCAGGGTGACCGCCCAGTTGCCCGGGTCGTTGTGGCCGCCGCCCGGCTTGGTCAGCTTGGCGCTGGCCGGGAAGATCTCGGCCGCCCCGCCGGGGAACTCGATCTTGATGTGACCGATGCTGTCCGGCCCGACCTCGCGCGCCAGCTCCTCGACCGCCTCCTGGCCGGGGTCCTGGTCGCCGGTGGTGGTGTCGAGCAGCTTGAACCCCGAGATCGTCCACGACTCGGCGCGCTCGGCGACCATGTGCTCCGACGCGCCGTCGGAGTCGTCGCCGGTCGTCTCGGCGTCGGTGCTCGAGTCCGAGTGGCTGCGGCTGTTGAGGCCCTTGATCTGGGTCCAGGTGTCGTCGGCGGTGCCGGCGATGGTGTCGACGCCGGGCGCGGTGGAGATGTAGAACTTCATCGCCCGGCTCAGGAACTTGGTGACCGCCATGGGTCGGCTCTCCTCTACTCGCGGTGCTGGGTGGCGGCTCGAACGTCGAGCGTGAAGTTGAGGCCGTACTGGTGGCGGCCGTCGGTGTCGGGCCCGATGCGAACCGGATCGGACTGGTCAGCCGCGCAGCTGACCAGGAACGTCCCGCCCGGCAGCGCGTGGTGGTGGAGCCCGTGGAGGGCGTCGTAGATGGCACGTGCCCGGGCATGCGGCGGCCGCGGGTCGGCACTCGCGCCGCGCACCACGACCTGCACGGATGGCTCGTCATAGCCGAGGCCGGCATCGGCCGGCAGCCCGCCGCGGCCGTAGACCCCGACCGCCGCGGCCGGCACCGACGGCAGGTCATCGAGGAAGCAGTCGCCGCCGGCGGCGTCGGGTCGGTAGTCGACCAGCTCGCGCGCGTGGAGCTCCTGGGCGACGAGGTCGGCGATCATCGGAACGCGCCCTCCATGCGATCACGCAGGAAGCGCTCGATGCGGGCCCGCTGCTCGGGCAGGGTGAGCTGCAGCCACTTGCCGCGGCGGCCGTGCTGGAAGTGGTACTGCGGGTTCTCGTGCAGGCGCACGGCGTACGGCGTGTCGTAGCTCACCGTGGCCGCCAACTCGCCGCGGTCGACGTCGACCGAGCCGGAGCGCGCCAGGTTGCCCTCCTCGATCGGCACCGTCTGGTTGGCTTCCTCGAGCAGGAACTCGCCGGCGTCGCCCAGCACCTCGGCGGCGTGGTCGTGGACGAGGCCCACGATGCGATCGCCGTACCAGTCGACGCGCCCGATGCCGGTCATGACATCGCCCCCTCGCCGGCGCCACCGAGGTTGAGCTCGAGGTACATGTCGCGCATCTCGCCGTCGGTCAGCACGCTCAGGGTGCGGCCCTTCCAGGTCACCCGGCTGCGCGGCGGGATGACCGGCCCGGGGCGCAGGTAGGCGACCGCGGCGGTGACCACCTGCTCGCCGTCGACGGTGCGCACCATGCGCCGTTTGGGCTCGACGTGGGCGCGCGGCGCCGGATCGAGCGGAGCCCCGAACGACGGCCCGCCGGCACCGGTCGGACCGGCATACGGTTCGACGACCAGGGTGTCGCGCAGCATGACGCCGGGGACCCTCATGGCCCGATCGCCGCCAGCGTGTCGGCTGCGGCGCCGTCGGACGTGCCGACCAGCGCCGACAGGAAGCCACCGTTACGCAGAGCGCGGTAGGCGCGCGGCGCCAGGTCGTCGGGCAGACGGTCGATGCTGACGGCGCCGACCCGCACGCTGCCGCGCACGCCCTCGACGTCGTGGTCCTCGCCGAAGCTGGACCAGAACTCGACCTGGGCGCAGGCCGCGTCGCGCAGCGCCGCCTGAGCGATCGTGATCGGATCGGGGAGTGGATTGGCCCACGCCGCCGCCGCCGAGTGTCCGACCACTTCGTCGATCAGCTCGGAGGCGCGCAGGAGTTGGCGATCGGCGTCCGCGGGAGCAGCGGCTCCCGTGTACGTCGCCAGCTCGTCGGCGGTGGCGTAGGCCGTCACGTCAGCCCTCGGCCGGGGCCGGTGGCGCCGGCGCCTCGGCGGGCTCCGGCTTGTCCGAGCCGCGGACGATCGCGATCCCGTATTCGGGATGTTGCCGGGCGCGGGTGAGCACGCCGATGGCGGTGTGCTCGTTGTCGGTCTCGAAGCGACCGTCGCGGAACTGGGCGTGCCAGCCCAGCCCGTCGATGGTCAGGCCGGCGTGCTCCGATCGGAAACGGAAGCGCGGGCGAGGCATCAGGATCCCGCCTCGGCCTCGATCGCGGTGGCGATCGCTTCGACCAGGTCAGCATTGTTGGGTCGCTTGCCGAGCGACTCGAGATCGATCTCGCGCTCCTCGGCAAACTCGATGAGCTGCGCCTTGGTGGCACCCGCCAACGTTGCGCGGAGCTCGGTGCCGGTCTGGGGCGCATCATCGAGCGCGGCGAGCTCGACCGTCTCCGGCGCCTTCGACTTGGGCACGCCCTCGACGACGTCGGGGTGAGCCGCGGCCGCGTCGGCCGCGCGCCCGTCGAGCTCGACCAGCCGGCCGCGGACAAGGGTCCGGCCGGCGAGGACCAGGCGATTGGCCCGGCCGGTGTAGGTGAACGCTGGCATGTCAGCCTCCTGCGTGCGGTGTGGGGGAGCTCGCGTCCCGGTCGGACGCGAGGCTCCCCGTCATTCGGCTCCCCGGCTCAGCTGCCGGTGATCTTCACCGCGCGGACGAACTGCACGCCGCCGCCGGAGCGGACCGTGCCGGCCGTGATGTCCGTGGTGAACAGGGCGGCCCCGCCACCGGGGGTCTCGCTGACCTGGAAGTCGTCGGCCGTCAGGTTGGCGGCGATGACGTAGTAGACCTGGCCGACGGTCAGGCCCGCCCCACCGGTCAGCGCGGTGAACACGACCGGGTCGCCGGCCACGAAGCCGTGCGCCGTGGCATCGATGATGTCGTCCGCCGCCGCCGAGAGCTGGATCGCGATCTCGCTGCCGAGAGTCTCCTCGGCCGGCACCCAGATGCCGTTGGCGTCGAAGAAGCCCTCGTCGGTGACGGGGGTCACGCCGAGCCACGAGTCGAAGATGGTGCGGTCCTCGACCGTGTCGAGGTCGAAGCCGCGGACCACGCGCATCGCGAAGCCCTGGAACGCGCGCATGGCGCCGAAGGCCGCGCCGGTCGGCACCGCCGGCGCCTTGTTGACCAGGGCGTAGGCGGTGCGGTGGTAGGCGAACGCCTCGTCGGGCGCCAGCTCGGGCGCGCTGAGCACCGTGAAGCCGGCCTTGCGACCCATGGTCGCTTCCTCGAGCACGGTCGTACCGCCCGACTCGTTGGCCTTGACGAACAGGTCGGTGCTGAGCAGAGCCGTCTCGATCGCAGCCCCGACCGCCAGGGTGCGGTTGATCTTCGGCACGTGCGCCCGGTTGAGCAGCTCGTTGGACGGAAGGATGAGGTCCTTCCACGCGTCGTCCGACGCATAGGTGAACCCTATCTCGTTGGCGTAGGCGGCTGCCGACATGGCCGAGGCCACCTGTGAGGTAATCTCCTCGACCACGCCGTTGGTGATCGGGGTCAGCACCTGGGCGCCGAAGTCGGCGATGTCGAGGTTCATCTCCTCGTCGCTGATGCCGACGTCCTTGTAGATGTCGGTGGTCAGCGCCACGGCGACCTTGCGCTCGTTCAGCTTGTCCTTGGTCCGCGTCGTGCCCGAGCGCAGGTCCCGGGTGCGCGCCGGCGCGTAGGCCGGCAGCCGGACGTTGACGACGTCGCCGGCGGCGCCGTTGAAAGCGTCGGGACTGACGTCACGCCACAGCGTGGCCGGCAGGGCGCTCTCGCGCCGCAGGAGGCCGAGCGCGGTCGCGATGATGCGCTCGGCGGTGAGGAATGCCATTGAGGGGCCTCCGGTGGTGGTGAACTAGCCGCGCGGCACGACGGCCGCGAGCTTCGTCGGGTCCTCGGTCTCGCCCGAGGACGCCGCTCCATTGCCGTTGAACTCCCCACCGCTGCGACGGGCCGCCTGGGCCGCCTTGAGCGCGGGCTCCTCGTCGATCGCCGCCTGGACGATCTGCTCGAGCTTGGTCGTGAAGTCGTCGGCCTTCGGGTCGAGGTCCTTCAACTGCCGTTCGATGTACGGGCGTGCCACCCGCGGGTTGACACTGAGCTTGGTGAACACCCGCTCGAGACCGGCGTCGATCTTGCCGCCGCGGGCCTCGTCACGCAGGGTGGTGATCTCGGTTTGCAGCTGGGCGAGCGCGGCCTCCTGGCCCTCCTCACCCTTGCCCTTGGGGAGGTCGATGCCGAGCGCCTTGGCCAGCGCCTGGATCCCGGCGTTGCGATACCCGGCCGCCTGGGTCCGGGCCTCGTTCAGCTCCCGCTGCAGCTTCTGGACGTCCTCGAGGCTGGTGCCCGCCTGGGGCGCCGGGGCCGGAGGGGCCGGCGGGTCGCCGGGCTTCGGTGCCGGCGGGTCGGCCGGCTTCGGCCCAGGAGGATCCGCGGGCGGATCGCCCGGCTTCGGTGCCGGCGGGTCGGCCGGCGGATCGCCGCCACCCTCGCCGGGTGTGAACAGCCCGATGACGGCGAAGACGGCGAGAAGCAGCAGGTTGATGAGCGCCACGGAATCCTCCTGGTCGGTCCGTGAGCGAACCTAGCAGGAGGGGGTACAGAACCTAGGCGGACCGCTCGTCGAGGCTGATATCGGCCAGGAAGCGATCGAGCATGTGCTCGATCTCGTCGGCCTCGGGACGGCCGGCATCGCGCAGGCGCTGCTCGGTCTGGCGCAGCTCCCAGATCAACTGCTTGAGGCGCGGGAGGTCGCGGAGCTCGATCCGGATGCCGATGGCCACGCCGCCATTATCGCTGCTCGGTCACCCTGGGTGGGTGTCCAATGTGGTAGTGCGGCCCGAACGGACATCGGTAGGCGCGCACCTTGCCGATCTCGAGCGATGCGCGGCGCGCGACCCAGCGAGCCTTGGCACGGGTCGGATAGCGGCGCTTGCGCAGGCAGGTCCACTCCTCCTCGGTGGCCATCAGCGCGCCGCTCCGGCCGCCTCGCGGGCGTAGTCGCGCCGGCGCCCGGTGTCGGCGATGAAGCGACGCTGCTCGGCCTGCCACTCGCCGACCTTGGCTGCCGCCTGGGCCTGCCCGCGCTGGTCGCCCATGGCGCTGGCCACCGACTCGCGTCGCTTCCAGTGCCGAATCTGGTGCTCGTTGCTGCGGTGCTGGGCACGTTCCCGGTTGCCGACCGGGTCGGCGGTCCTGCCGAACGGTCGCGACAGCCCCGGGACGTAGGGCGCCAGGCTGTGCGTGCAGTTGGGGTGGAACAGGCCCTGCCCGCGCGCGTCGGCGAGGGCCGGGTACTTCGGGTTGACGCCGCCGATCGAGTAGATGCGGCCCTCGTGCGGACGGCACAGCTTGCACTCGTCGGGCGAGTCGCTGATGCGGACCAGGTCGTGGCCGCGGGCGGTGAGCTGGTCGAGGTGCCCGGTCAGGTGCGCCTGGCCGAGCGCCGAGCGGGTGGCCATCTCGGTGTAGCTCGACAGGTCCCAGTGGCGCCCGGCGCTGTCGACGAAGCCGGTCACCCCGCGGTCGGCGAAGCGTCGCATGGCGCGCCGCGCGGTCTCACGCCGCGTCTCGACGCCGGTGACTCCGAAGCCGGCCGCCTCGGCCACGGTGGCGCGGTAGGCATCAGTGGCGGTGCGCAGGATCGGCAGGTGCGTGTTGCGCAGCTGCCCGGCGGTGGCCTCGACCAGCGCCTGCACGGCGGCCGGGTTGCTGCGCACCGCCAGCGCCCCGCCCAGCGCGTCGGCCGCGGCCACAGCCCCGACGCGATGGGCCTGCTCGACCAGCAGGCGTAGCTGCTCGGGGCCGGCGACGTCGAGCTCGGCGATGGCGCGCTCGAGCTCGACTCGCACGCTGGTCAGCTCGGCGGCCTTGCGCTCGGCCCAGCCCGGCTGATCGATGCCGGCCGCCAGGCGGCGGGCCACGATGCGCAGCACACGGTCCTCGGCCGAGCCGTACAGCTCGCGCAGCGCGCTGGCCAGGGTGATCGCCTGACGCGGATCGATGGCCATTGTTCGGCGCCGAATCAGACCGGCGGCTCATCGGGCGGGGCGACGGCCAGGCCGCGCTCGGCGAGGATGGCGTCGACCTCGACCTGCACCTGCTCGCGCGTCCAGTCGGGGTGTTGCATCTCGACCAGCGTCCGACGCGAGGCGGCCTCGGCGCGGTTCAGCAGGTCGACCGTCTCGGCCGTGCGGTAGGCGTCGGTGGCCACCGAGTCGCTGAGCTCGACGCTCGGGCGCATCGACTCGATCGGCCGGTTGAACACGTGGCGCGCCACGATCAGCATCTGCTCGGTGGCGGTGGCCACCGCGGCGCCCCACCAGGCGGCCTTGCGCTGCTGGGTCATGAACGTGCGTCGCTCGCGGATGTCGAGCGCGGTGCCCGACTCGGCGCGGCCCTCGATGTGCAGCCCGAAGGTCTGCGGCGAATACGGTCCCGACACGATGCGTTCGGTGAGCGTCAGGCACGTGTCGCGGTGCGCCTCGTAGCGGATCTGGAACTGCTCGGCGCTGATCTGATCCTTGAGCGGCGTGCCGGCCGAGGCGCCGGGCATCTCGATCGGGGCATACACCTCGTGGTCCATGTCGAAGCGGCGGTTGGTGTCGAGCATCTGGCGGCTGACCAGGATCCGCCCCTTGCCGAGCCGAATGTCGCGCATCCAGGAGGCGTACGCCTCGTCGAGCGCGTCGAGCAGGCCCTCGCGACCGCCGTAGTCGGCCTCGCCCAGCGATGACCCGCGCAGCCGGTGGTTGGGCCGCAGGTTCGGCACGTACCCGACGCCGAGCCCCTCGAACGGCAGCTCGACGCTCGGCTCGAGCTCGACCTTGGCCAGCAGCTCTGCGTCCTCCATGCGCGTGCCGAGGACCTCGTCGTCGCCGCGGTACAGCGCGTGCAGCACGAAGCTGCGGCCATCGACCACCTCGTGCCGCTCGAGATGGCGGAGGACCTCCTTGTCGGTGCGGTCGACTTCGCGCCACAGCGTGGCGGCGGTCAGGATCCCGTGCCGGAACTCGGGCAGCGCCTGGTCGGGCTGCACGACCTCGAGCAGCGGGTAGTCGGCCAGGTCCTGGTCCCAGGTCGGCTTGAGGAACACGCCGCCCAGCCCGGCGGCATAGTCGGCCGCCTCGAGCAGGCGCGCGTCGAGCCCGCCCTCGGAGCGGATGCGCTGCAGCTCGGCCTCGGTGGCCTTGACCACCGTCGTCGCGCCGGCGAGGTGGGCGGCCGCGATGCGGATGGTCGGCGCCTCGCTGAACAGCAGCGCCGCACTGGTGGCCGCCATGTCGCTGGCCAGCGGCACGTGCAGGTAGGCGCGCTGGCGCCCCTCGGGCGAGCCGAAGCTCTGGCCGCTGCCGGCGATGCGCTCCCAGAAGCGGCGGAACCAGTTCTTGGGCGCCATGGCCGTCGCCTGGCCGCCGACGGTCGAGCCGTACACGGCGATCAGGTTGGCCGGGTCGGCGCTCCACCACGCCGACCACTCGCGAATCAGCCGCAGGGCGGGACGCGCCGGCTCGGGCGGCCAGGGCGACCGGCCCCCATCAGGTAGCGACATGGGCGGTCTCCTCGTGGCTGCTGATCCAGGGGTGCCAGACGGTGTGCGTGCTGCGGATCCCGTAGCGGACGGCATCGGGGGCGTGGTCGTTGACCTTCAGCGGGGCGTCCTCGCCCTTGGCCTGCTTCTTCGGGTCCCACACGTAGCCGACGAACTCGCCCCAGGCATCGACGGTGGTCGGCGCGTGGAACTTGAGCAGGTTGAGCCCGAGCAGCATGGCCACCTCGCGGATGCCGTCGATGACGGTGTTGTCGGCGGGGACCACGCCGCGCACCTTGTCGCGCCACAGCTGGGTGCTGAAGCTGGCGGCGCTGGGGTCGACGTAGATCCAGCGCGGCTCGCGCTTGAGGCGGGCGTGCCAGGCGCGCAGGTGCCCCGAGTACTCCGCGTCGGTCAGCGAGTGGCCCTTCTTGGCCGAGTCCCAGCGCCACTCGTCGTGGACGTACAGTCGGCCGTCGACGCCGAGGCTCAGGGCCAGAAACACGGTCGGGTTGGTGGTGCCGTAGTCGATGACGTCCCAGGTCTCGATCAGCTCGGGCAGCACGTCGACCAGGTGGCGCCGGTCGTCGAGCATGTCGTAGATGGCACCCTCGGCGACGACCCACTCGCCCTCGATGTAGCGCCGGTACCAGAGCCCGGTGTACTCCTTCTTGAGCGCCGCCACGAAGGCCGGGGCCAGGAACGGGTTGTCGTCGATGGTGAAGTGGAAGCGCGCCAGGTCGAGCTCGTCGGCGCGGCTCAGGTACTCGGCCATCAACCAGTGCATCGGCGCCTCGGGGTTGGTGGTGCCGAACAGCTTGGCGTCCTCGATCGACAACCGGCTGAGCACCATCTTGAACACGTTCGGCGGCCAGGTGCTGATCTCGTCGCCGAGCAGGCCGGCCAGCGTGACGCCCTTGATCTTGTCGACCGCGCTCTCGTCGTTGGCACCGCCGAGGTACATGCGCCGCCCCCACAGCGTCGCCTCGCCGGCGCCCCAGCGGATGCGAAGGTCACCGGGTGCCAGGATCTGTTCGAGCGGGTGGAGGATGTTGCGGGCCAGCGTCCGCTCCGTCTTCGCCAGCAGCAGCAGCTCGCCGTCGGGCCCGTGGGCGACGAAGTCGAGCCAGCGGATCAGGGTCGCCACCGTCTTGCTGGCCCGCACGCTGCCGTCCCAGATGTTGATCCGGGCGGTCGAGCCCAGGATCGACGCCGCCTGTTTGGGGCTCGGGTAGCTCAGCGTCGGCACGCAGCCGCTCCATGAGGTCGCTGATCGCGCCCTTCGACTCGGACTCGGCGCCGACCTCCGTGGCCTTCAGGATGTCGAACACCTCGTGCGCGGCGCGCACCTGGGCGGTCGGATTCCAGCGCCCTTCGAGGATCGTGCGCAGTGCACCGAACGCCGACGGCATGAGCTCCTCGGCCTTGGCACGCATCCGCGCCTGCGCCGAGGCCTTCACCTGCGGTGCCGCGGCGCCGTGCTTGTGACACACCCGGCCGCCGTGGATCGGCGGATTCGCGCACGGCGTGCCGCGGTCGCCCGAGCGGTGCGCGCCACACGACGGCCCGCCGTGCCGCGTGACGTGCGGCCGGCCGCAGGGTGGGTCCCTCGGACAGTCCATGCATCGGTGGTCGCGGTCAGCCGGCCGACTCGTCGCGCAGGACGAAGCCCTTGGTGAAGCCGGCCAGCACCGCGGCGGCCGCGGCCCGGACCCCGCCGGCGCCGATGGCGACCGCCCAGGTCGTCCAGTCGGTGATGGCCGTCGGGTCGAAGGTGACGAACGCCTCGAGCACGACGATGGCGAGGGCCACGAGCGCCGCCCAGGCGGCCTCGCGGAGTACGACGAACCGGTATTCCATGATGGGTCTCCTCAGCCCTTCGGGTACGCGCCGATGTGCGCGTCCTTGGCGGTGATGCGCTTCGACAGGCGGCCGATGGTCTCGACCTGGTCGGCGACCTTGGCGGTGAGGTCGGCCACAGATGGCGGCGCCTGGTAGCCATACAGGGGCGCCGGCGGTCGGCGGTTGCGGGGATTGGCCAGCGAGCCGCGCGGGAAGCACAGGATCTCGGCGATGCCCGCCGCCACCCCGAGACGCCACGCGCCGTCCTTCGACTCGGCGGTCGTGTGGACCGCGGTCGCCGTGGTGAAGTGCTTCTTCTCACCCTGCTCGGGCCCGCCCGTCCAGAACGCGCCGGAGTCGGGCCCGGTCCTCGTGGTCCAGTCCTCCTCGACGGGGCGCCAGTCGGTGAGCTGCATGTCGTCCTCCTCGGTGAGCTGGGCGTGCATCCACGCGCCCCAATCGGATCGGTTGCGCTGCCAGTGGGCGTGCATGACCAGCACGAGCGGTGCAGGACCGCGGATCGACAGACCGTCGTAGAAGTCGATAAGCCGCTCCGCGTCGCGCACGTAGTTGGCCGGCGCCTTGCTCGCCAGGTCGGCGGTGCGGCCGGTGAAGCTGATCTGGCCGGCGTGCATGGTCGGGTTGCGGTAGGGGCCCGCGCAGCCGGACTTCGGGCACGGTCCGGCCTTGGCGAGCTCGCGTTCGAGGAACGGGAAGCGGCCCGGGGCCCAGTAGGCGGACGACGGGTTGATGCCGCCCGAGGCCACCAGGTAGGGCACCGTGAGCAGCACGCCGCCGCGTGAGCCGGCGCTGGCGGCGTCGTAGACCCGGAAGTTGTAGGACCCGGGATTGGTGCGCTGCCAGATCGTGGTCTTGACCGCGTAGTCGCGGCTGAACCCCGGCTCCTCACCGGTGTGGCCGATCACCATGTCGAGCCGGTGCAGGCCGCCGAAGCTGGCCGGCCCGAGGAGGATGTCGTCGACGGGGAAGGTCATCAGTTGGCCTCACCCACGGAAGCCGGAACACTAAGCCAGCCGAGAGCCACCAGCGCTGCCAGGTGACCATCAACACCAAGGCGGCAATAGAGCTCGCTGAGAACGTTCTTGAACGTTTGCGGAGTAACGCCACAGGCGGGCGCGGCGGTCCTGATCCTTCCGTGCCGTACAAACGCCATCAGATACCCGATCTGCCGCTCAGCAGAAGATCGATGGGCCTCATGGCGATCACACACAGGCAGGCGATACGCGCGATGGCGACCCTGGACCGTGACTAGCGCGTACACGGCCATCAGCCCGGTCCCTCCGGCTCGTAGTCCTCGAGGCCCTCGGGTTCGGCGATCGCCTCGATGATGCCCTCGTCGCCGTCGTCCAGCAGCCCGGCGCCGGTGGCCTGTTCGAGCGCGTCGAGCTCGTCGTCGGCGACCACACCGGGGTTCGGGTGCTCGGGGTCGGCGGTGGTGACCTGGTAGATGCTCATGGCGCGATGGGCTCGTCGTCGGTCGGTGCGAAAGCGCCTTCGGCCTTGCGCAGGCTCATCGAGACCGGCGGGATCGGCTCGCCGAGAATGCCGAGCACGAGATTCGCGCCCTCGGCGATGGCCCGGCGCTCATCTTCGCTGAAGGTCCACACCGAGTAGACCGTGACGCCGCCGTACTCATTGGTCGCACGCCAGTAGGGCAGCCCGCCGATGCTGTCCTCGTGGCCGAGTGGAGCACCGTAGATCCCGGTCGTCTTCGATGTCTTGATCGGTCTGGGCATCACGGCGCCTCCATGGCAGTGTCGGGCAGGCCCGGCGGGGGCGGTGGAGGAGGCGACGGCGCTGTCGCTGGCTGCCCGCCACCGGCCAGCACGCAGGCGGCGTACGCGCGGTTCTCGACGAAGGCGACCGCGCAACCGATGGCGGTGTAGCCCGGATCGGTCAGAATCGCCCAGTGCACCGGCGAGCCCTGCCACTGCTCGGCGAGGTGCGTCACCGGGTCGGCATAGCCGCTGTTGAAGGCCAGCACCTCGTTGCAGCATGGGTCGCTGCCGTCGTGACTCCAGCACGGTCCCGGCACCAACACCAGCTCACCAGTCGCCGGGTCCGGCTCTAGGACGTCGGGGCAAGCGCTGATCTCGACCACGCGACGCTCGGCGATGGCGGTCAGGCCCGGGTCGACGGTGCGGTCGATGCCGGTCAGCGACACGAGCAGCGCCAGCAGCAGAGCGACGGCGTTCATCGATGCAGCGTCCGATCAACGCTGGCGTAGGCCAGGACCGCCACGGCGATCAGGGTGGCAGCCACGCCGGCCGCAAAGCCCCACAGGAAGTCGCCGCTCATCGGTCCATCGCCGCGTCGGGCAGCATGCTGGGGAAAGGCGGCCCAGGAGTGGGTGCCACCGAGCCCCCGCCCGGAGACGCTGTCGGCTGTGGCGCCGCGGTCGGTCGCGGGGTCGGCCGCGGGGTCGGCACCGGGCCGGGCACGGACTCATTGGGCGGCCCGACGATGGTCCATCGATCGTCTTCCGGCAGGTAGGTATCGAGGCTCCGCTCTCCGTCCGCGACGATGACGCCCGACACGAACCCCGTCGATGCCTTCGCACAGAACCGCGTCCCCTTCGACAGCACGATGACGTGCAGCTCGCTCTCGTTGGCGGTGAACTTCACCGGCCAGCCGGGCGGACAGCGATCGGCCGCCGCGACGGAAGCGCAAGCGGTGAGGAGGGCGACCAGCAGCAGGGCTCGAATCACGGGTGCGGTACCTCAGCATCGAGCTGCCTGAACACCACGTCGCAATCGATGCCGGTGATATCGATGGGCGGGAAGTCCGACAGGTCGATACGCTCGCGCAGTGCGTCCGACGCCAGGATCAACTCCCGAATGAGGGAGGTTGTCTGATTGGCAAAGCAGCGCGACGAGAGGCGATGCTGCTCGTTGTCACCGCCGACGACCAGGGAGATGGCGACCAGCAGCAACAGGGTCACGACGGCCGTGAGGATCGCCAGCAGCAGGGCCCCGGGCAATTCGTCCAGCAGGCCGCGCATCCGCTCGCTCACAGAAACCCGAGTCCCTTGGCACCGATGCCCGCAGCGATGAGGCCGGCGCTGATCGCCCACACCTGCACCTTCATGCGCTCGAGCTCCTTCTCGTGATCCTCGACAACGCTCTTTTCAGCCTTTGTGTCGAGGACAGCCGCATGCCGTTTCAGCGTCGGCATCACGACCTGTTCGATCGTCTGTTGCACGGATGACACACGCCCGTTGGCTTCGAGCAGCAGGCGGTAGATCTCCGCGCTGGCGACCCGCACGCCGTTGGTTGCATCGTGTTCGCTCACGGCGAAACAGCGGGCGGTGCGCTCATGACCCGGCACCCTAGCCGGGCGGAGTACAGAACCTAGGCCGAGGCGGTCTGCCGCTCGCGCTCACGCTGGTGACGCGCCAGGGCGGCCCGTGAGCGGTTGCGGCGCGCGCCCGGGTGCTCGGGCCGGCCCGGCGGGCGGTGGGGGTGGCGGTTGCCACGCTCGACGATCCAGGCCACGAAGTCGGCGAAGGTCGGCGGCTCGTCGGCGCCGAGCTCGATGGTCAATCGCTGCTCCTCGGCCACCCAGCGGCGGTACAGCTCGGCCAGCGCGGCGCCGTGCTCGGCCAGTGGCGCGGCGAGCTCGTAGTTGGTGCGGTTGACGACCAGGCGTCGGCGGCTCATGCGCTGCGCACCCGCCGCGCGGCGGCCAGCTCCTCGGCGCGTCCCTCGATGGTGACTGTGGCGCGCCACAGCCCGGCCCCTGCCGGGGACGCTAGAACCACCGTCACCGGCAGCGCGGTGGCCAGCCCGTGCGCCCGGGCCCAGGGGGTGAGCCGTTGGTGGAGGGCGACCGGAACGGCGGGGTCGACGACCTCGACCCGCTCGAAGACGGCGCGCACCAGACGCCGGCGCACGTCGGGATCCGCGTCGCGCCAGGCCGTGCGCAGCGTCCGCAGCGCGACGATGGCCGCGTCGGGATCGACCAACCGTACCGACGTCGGAACAGTTTCGAGCGCGTCGAGCTCGGCGCGGATGCGCTCGGACTCGGCGACGAAGGCCTCGGTCGTCAGCTGGCGGCGGGCGAGCAGCCGCGCCTTGCCCTCGAGCTCGCGCTCGAGCTGCCGGCGGCGCAGCTCCCCGCTCTGGGGCGCGGGCACCGCCTGCCCGGCCAGCAGCCGCAGGCGCGCGAGCCACGCCGCGTCGAGCCGCAGCTCGCGCAGCTGGCGATCGACGACCTCCTCGAGGCGGCGGGCAGGCACGGTCGACGTCGACCAGGCCATGCAGCGATCGTCGTGGCGGTAGCGGCGGATCGGCGCCGAGCGCCGCTGGTGGGCGACGTCGGCCCGCAGCCGGCGGCCGCAGGCGCACCACAGGCGCTTGGCGAGCAGGTGCACGTGGCGAGCGGGCCCGCCGCCGCCGCGATGGCGCTCGGCGCGCACGGCCTGGACGCGGGCCCACAGCTCGTCGTCCACCGGCGGGCTCGAGCGCCACGGCGCCGCGCTGCGGCTCTCGTCGGGCCGCTGGCGATGGCGGACCGCCCAGCCGTTGTACAGCGGGTTGGCCAGGATGGCGCGCACGCCCTCGACCCCGAGCCCTCCGTCGTCGGCGGCCAGCTCGGCGATCGACACGCTGCCGATCGCGTAGCGCTCGAACAGCGCCACCGCGCGCGGCATGGCGGCCGGGTCGATGACCAGCCGGCTGTCGGGCGCCGGCGTGCGCATGAACCCGAGCCCGGGCGAGCCGCCCTGGTCGCCGCCCCGGAACTTGGCCGCATAGCCCTCGCTGATGCGGCGCGCCAGGCGGTGGCTGTAGGCCTCGGCCTCGACCGCCTCGCGCGCCCAGCGCTCCCACTGGTCGACGTCGCTGGTCAGGATGCCATCGTCGCAGAACAGGATCGCGGCGTCGGCGGCGTGCAGCTGACGACGGGCGGTGACCGCGGTCTCGAGGTCGCGCGCGAAGCGGCTGACGTAGCCGACCAGCAGGACGTCGAACTCAACGCCGGCGGCGGCCATCATCTGGACGAAGGCCGGCGTCGTGGCGATCGTGCGCCCGGAGTGGGCGACCTGCCAGACCAGGCCGCTGTCGACCAGGCCGTGACGAGCGATGGCGCGGTCCTGGTGCTCGCGCTGCGCGGCCGGCCCGTAGCGGTCGGTCTGCTCGGCGGTGCTCTCGCGGATCCAGCGCGCGGCGCGCAGGCCGGCCAGGTCGTCGAGGGAACGGGGCAGGGTCATCGACGCAGCGCCCTGTCCACGAGTGCGCCGACGACGAAGCAGATGACGGCCGCGCCTACGAGAGCCCCGAGCACAAAGCTGATCAGATCGAAGGTCACCGCTTCCGCCGCCGCTCGGCCCGATTGGCCGGCGCCATGCGGCTCTCGACGGCCGGCAGGATGGCGCCCCCGTGCGGCGTCACCCGGTCGGCCAGGTAGGCCAGGGCGATGGCCACGTCGGCCGCCGCGTCCCACACGCGGGCCACGTACGCCTCGTCGATCGCGGCCGTCAGGTCGCCGTCGGCGCGCAGCGCGTCGCCCAGCCTGGCCTGCCGTTCGAGGGCCAGGCGGTACAGGTAGTCGACGTCGAGCACGGCGTACGCGTCGCGCTCGGTGTGGACGTCGGCCCGCGCCCGCTGGCGGGCCAGCTTGTCGAGGCGCTTGAGAGCATCGGTGGCATGGCTCATCGGCGGCGTCTCCCCATCTCCCAACCGAGCCATCCGCCAGCGAGAGCGGCCAGCGGAACGATGATGACGGCCACAGCTATCTCGCTCATCGTCGCCGCCCCGCGGCCTGCACGGCGGCCCCGACGATGACAATCGCCAGGCCGGCGGCAACCGCCAGCACGATCACCGCGGCGCCGAGCTCGAAGGCTTCCCAGATGGTCATGCGTCCTCCTCGTCGCGGGCCGGCACGACCCGCATCGTAGCGCGTCGCTCATCGGCCGCCGCCCGATTGCGCACCGCCGACTCGGCCAGGGCGAGCAGCGCACGGCACAGCTCGCAGTCGTGGACCGGGTCGACGGTGGGAGCCGGACGGGGCGCGGGCATCGTCAGCCCTTCACCTTCGACCGCTTCGCCGGCTTCGACGCGGGCGGGGTGGCGAGCTCGATGCCCGTGTCGATCGCACTGACCGCCAACAGTCGCAGCGCACCGGCCTCGACCACCTCGCGATCGAGCCTGCCGACGAGGTCCCGGGTGCTGGTGCCCTCGTCGTCATCGGTGGTAACCGAGTCGAGGAAGGCGATGACGTCCTCGTCCCAGTTACCCATGTGCTCGATGAGGGCCAGCAGCACGAGCCGGTTGCGCAGGTCCGCGTCGGCCGTGACAGCCACGACGGCGGCCTCAACCGTCTCCGCGCGTGCAGTCGCCTCGGCAGCGTGCTTGGCCTCAAACTCGGCGCGCTGCTTCGCCCGCTGTTCCTCGGCCGCGTCGTTGGCCGCCTTGATGTGGGCAGGCTTGATGCACTGCGCGGTCACCGTCACCGAGTCCTGCTTGGCGCCCGTGTAGTTCCAAACGATCGCCCAGCCCGGGCAATCGCAGCCAGCCGGCGCGCCGTAGTAGCCCGGGCGCTCGTCAAGCACCGTCCAGCCGCGCAGCTTGAGCTCGTGGTTCAGCTGCGGGTCATAGCTGAACAGGATGGCGGTCTCCTTCGTGCCGCCGCGCTTCTTCTTGGCCAGCGCCGCCTCGGACGCGTCGGCCAAGGCCCGCCGCTCGTCACGGGCTCGGTCGGCCTGCGCCTGGCGTTCGGCGGCCCGGGTGATCTCCTCCTCGACGTCGCGCGTGGACAGCTTGTGCTCGACCACCCGCCGCGCCACCTCGGCCTGCTCGGCCCTCGGCAGCTTCACGATGGCCTCAACGTGACTGCGGGTCAGCTCGCCGGCGGCCACCCGCGCCTGCAGCTCCTCGGGCGCCTTGAGCAGGGCCAGGGTGTTGGCGATCGTCGGCTGCGCGATGCCGAGCTCGCCGGCGAGCTGGCGCTGGGTCATGCCGCTGTCGAGCAGGGTCCGGTACGCCCGCGCGGTGTCGAGCGCGTTGAGATCCTCGCGCTGCAGGTTCTCGATCAGCTGGGTGACGACGAGGCTCGACCCGGTCCGGTACTCGGCATCAACCAGCGCCGGGATGGTGGTGAGCCCGGCCGCCCGGGCTGCTTCCAGCCGGCGTTGGCCGTAGACCAGGGCATAGTGCGCGGTGCCGTCGCGAGTGCCGGCCGACTCGACCCGGATCGGGCTGATGACGCCGTGCGCCTTGATCGAATCACGCAGGTCAGTCACGTCGCCAGCACCGGCGCGCACGTTGTCGACCATGTCGATCGCCTCTATCGGGACGTCGCGCAGCTCGGGCTTCCAGTCATTCGCCGCCGAATCGGCGGCCGGCTTCGGGGTGGTGGCAGTGGGCATGGTCAGTCTCCTTCGGTGGGGATGAGGGGGCCGCCGAACCAGACCGTGTCCACGTCGGGCGGTGTGATGGCAGCGTCGAGGTCGGTGACGACGACATGAACGCCGACCGGGCGGTGCTCGTCGGCGTAGACCTTCGAGGCGGTCAGACTCACGACCTGCGCGTCGTCGGCGATGACGATGGCCGTGATGGCGTCGAGGATCGCGCGCGCCAGCTTGTCGACGTCGGGCTTGCCGGCTGGACGGGTCGGCGCGCTGGCCCTGAGCACCGCGGCGTTGCGCCCGCTGCCGTAGTGGCCCTTCGGCCGCGGCATCCGGAACTCGAGCGCGACGGCCACCGGGCCGGTGAGCGGGTCGCGCATCCAGCCCATGCCGTCGCGGTCCTCGGTCACCGCGTCGATGGCCGCGTCGCGCACATCCGAGCGCCACGGCGCCACGCGCTTGCTCGACTCGACCTGCTGGATGCGACCGGAGTACTTGTTGCGGAACGCGCGCTTGGAGCCCTGCGGGGCGGGGATGCCGCGGACGGTGAAGGTGATCATCGGCGCCTACTCCACGCGGTCATCTGTCGCGGACCCCCCCCGTGAACCCGATACAGCGCCACCCAGCCGGCGACCTCGACCACGACGACGTCGCCGACGAGATAGCGGTAGACCGTGCGCACGCTGATCCCGAACCGCTCGGCGAGCTGCTGCAGCAGCAGCGCCCGATCGCCACCGTGAAACGGCATGGCCAGGATCGGTGCGGCGGCGCGGCGCAGTTCGAGGATCTCGTCGGTGTCGAGCGACGGGTGCCCGCGCCGGTCGTGCCAGCGCGGCAGGTCAAGGTAGCGGGTGACCTCGGACAGCGGTGTGGCGCTCATCGCGGCAACCCGCCGTTAGCTGGAACCTGTACAGGCTGCGAGGCGCTAACCCCGCCGGTCTCGGCGGCCCCGCCACCGGGGGCCCTCCCCCAGGTCGCCGACCGCCGCTCACCGCTGCGTCGCTCGCCGGGATCGAAGCCGTGGACGAGGTAGCCGCGCAGCGCGAGCAGAGTTAGCGTGTGGTCGGCGACGACGGCGCGGCACACCACGCAGCGACGTGGGGCCGGGGTCACGACGCCATTGCTCGACGACGACGGGCGGACTCACGACGGGTGCGCAGCCGTGCCAGACGGCGCTCGGTCTGGGTGGTGTAACGATTGAGGTACTTCGACTGACCGAACGAGACGGTGCTCCGCCCGTGACGCGTCGACCACTCGGCCTCGGTCCACGCCTCGTCACCGACGATCAGCCAGCCCTCCTCACAGACGTAGGCGCCCTTCGGCGCGCCGGGGAAGCGATCGAGCGCGCTCATCGACGCACCGCCTCGATCAGCCGCTGGGTGGCACGGTCGATGCGCACCTGCCCGGCCTCGTCCCAGGCCGGCATGGCGGGGTAGAACACCGCGGCCACCGCGGCGCGCAGCTGGTCGCGGGTCATGGTCACGCGGGTCTCATGGGTGGCGCGCTTCGAGGGTCGGCGTGTTGCGGCCGTCATGATCGAGCCTCACGCGCGCGCGCGGACGCGGGCAGGCGCCTAAAGGCGCGCCCGGCTGTCCGACCGGTCGTCTCCGCTTGTCCGACCGTCCGAGCGATTTGGTCGGACAGGATTTGAGCGTGAAACGGGCCGAAGTCGGACAGCAGGTCGGACAGCACGCCGAATCGGTCATGAGCGTGGTCGGACAGGAATCCGGACAGCATCAGCCGTTTCCCCATCGATCCGACCCAACCTTCACGAAGCGCGGCGGGTGGTCCTTCTGGCCGCGTCGCAGGGCACGGCTGACACTGTCCGGCTTGGTCGGCTCGGCATCCTCGTCGTCGAGATCCTCGTCCAGCCGCTCGCAGATCTGGCGCACCGTTAGCGGCCCGGAGCGCAGGGCGACCGAGACGCGCTGCGCCAGCTCCTCGCCGGCCGGCCGCTCGGCCACGTCGACCGGCAGCCCGTCCAGCCACGAGACCTCGACCAGCAGCGCCGCCTGGCGTTCGTAGTTGTTGTGCTTGCGGTGGGTGAGCAGGATCCGCTCGCCGCTGCGCTTGGCGCTCCACGTGACGCGACTCAGGTTGTGCCAGAACACCGAGCCGAACGGGTAGCGCAGGTCGTCGGCCTTGGTGACATGGCCGAGGCTGAGCGCCGGCAGGCCGATGAGCTCGAGCGCCCCGGCATACAGGCTCACCGACTCCGGCTTCAGCGGGTCGGACCCCGAGCAGGCCGGCACGATCGAGTCGATGACCAGCTTGGTCGCCCGCCACTCGACCGCCAGCCGCCGCAGGTCGTCGGCCTGCTCCCAGATCGCCCCGCGTTTGCCGCCCCAGGCCGCCGTCAGCGGCGCCACGTGCAGCACGTCGCCCAGCAGGTGCGCGCCGCCCATGGCGTATACCCGCCGCGCCCACTCGTCGGGATGGTTCTCGTAGTCGATGATCAGCACCCGCTCGCCGAGCCGGCTCAGCTGCAGCGTCCACCACGCCGCCAGCAGGCCCTTGCCGACCCCGCCGGTGCCGAACAGCACGGTGTGCCCGAGGGGATCCAGGCGTCCGAGCGGCATCGGCGGCGGCGGCTCCATGCTCATCTCGGCCAGCGTCCGCGACCCGAGCCGCGTCCCGATCTCCGAGGCCAGCATGGCCTCGGTGTCGTAGCGCAGGCGATCGACGTGGCTCTCGGCCTTCGACAGCTCCTCGCGCCACGCCGAGCGGCTGTCGCTCAGCGCCTCGGTCAGCTGCAGGCGCGTGCGCAGCGGCAACCGGTTGAGGGCCTCGGCGCCGGTCGACCAGTCGGCCAGGTCGGCAGGGTCCGGCTCCGGGCTCGGGAAGCGCGGCAGCGGCGCGCCGTTGATCGGCGCTGGCTCCAGCTCCGGTAACTGTTCCGACGTCGGTACAGTTTCCGGCGCGTCCCAGGCCGCATCGATCGCGTCCGGGGCAGCGTCCGACGGCAGCGGCTGGGATCGCATCGCTCAGCGCGTCAGCCATCGGTCCAGCAGCCCGAGCCGCTCGGCGCGCAGCTCGCTGGCCAGGCGGAACAGGCGGGCCGCCTTGGCGGTGCGGGCCGGGTCGAGCTCGAGCCGGCGGGCCTCGACGCGCAGCTCGGCCTCGTCGTCCAGCAGGCGCCCGACGCGGCGCACGGCGTCGATCGTGGCGGGGCTCATGGACGCTCCCCGCTGGGTTCGGGGGACTCGGAGAGGCGGGCGAACAGGATCGGCGCATCTGCTGGACAAAGGCTGGTCACGCTGAGGGCGTCGCAAGCCTCTTCCATTGCAGCGCCGAGTCGCTCCACGTCCAGTGGTTCGGCTCTGACGGAGCGGGCCTCCAGCATCGCCCCGATTGCAGCCTCGCCTTTCTGGAACGCCCCGCTTCGGGCTTCGGCCTCAATGGCGAGAATTTGCTGAGTCACCCATCGGGCGTCCCGCGACCACCGGATAAGCAGGTCTGCACGCATGATCCGTCCAGCCTCGGTGCTCGGCTCCCCGGCTGCGGGTGGGCGGTCAGGCATCAATCGGTCCCTCCGAACCCGCCACACACCGCGAGCACAGCCCGCGGCCGACCCAGAAGCAGCCGCCCGGGCAGGCGCGCTCGTCAGTGCAGCCACAGCCGCGACATACCTCGGGCTCGAAGAACAGGTCGGGCCGCTCCTCGCGGGTCACCGCCCGCCACGTCTCGCCGCGCATCAGCCAGGCCACCTCGCCGACGCCGACCACGCGCTCTTCACGATGACGCCACGGCAGTCGGGCGCGGATGGTGGTCCACACGGTGCCGATCCTCATGACGCCACCGCCAGCCGGCGCCGGCGCTCGCGACGCACCCGCAGGACCTGCTCGCGCCGCCAGACGCTCTCGGCGATGTGCTCGGCCGGCAGGCGCCGGATCTTCGGGATCTCCGACTCGGGCACGTACCAGTGCGCCCCGCGCTTCCTGGCACGAATCAAGCCGGCGCGGATGTCGTCGTCGACGGTCAGCCGCCCGGTCAAGCGGTGCAGCTGCGCCTTGCCGTACCAGCGGTGCCGCTGCACCAGCGCATGAAACGGCGAGTCGGCCGGCACCTTCTCCCAGTCGATCCACCAGCCGCGGGTGCGAATGAAGACCTCGATGTGGCGCTGCGATACCAGGTGCACCCGGTTCGGTCCCTGGCGATAGGGACGCCGTGACCGCAGGCCAGCGCGGCGGATCCAAGACTTGGTCACCGTGGTGATATCGACGCCCATCAGCCGCGCGATCTCGGAGCCGGTGTAGCCCGCGTCCTTCATGCGCAGACCGAGCCGCTTGGCCTTGATCCGTACGCCGACCTCGGTACGACCGAGGTGCCCGGCGATGGCCGCGACCGACGTGTGGCCGAACCGTGCTTCGAGATACCCGACCTCGGCGGTCGTCCAGTGCTCGGGGCGGTTCCATGCCCGGGCGGCGTGTCTCTTGCACGCACAGCCGAACAGGTGCGAGCGCATGCCGCTCATGACGCCGGCCCTTCCAGCTCGCCGACGATGACGCCCAGCCGCCCGGCGATCGAGTCGAGCCCGGCGTCGATGGCGAAGTCGTGGGCCTTGCGCGCGTAGGTCAGCGCCCGCCGCGCGTCCGCGCAGGACGGGCAGAATCGGCGGTTGGGTGCCGAGTCAAGTGGAAGGCCCTGATGACAGCGCTCGCAGCTCCTGGGGTCGTGTACACGGCTCTGGCGGGCCATCACTCAGCCCTCCGCAGCCAGGCCACGGCAGCGCTGGCCTCCTTGAGCTCGGCCTCGCTGTAGCGCTTCCGTCGCTGGGCCGCCGTGGTGGGGTGCAGCCGGGCCGCCAGCTCGCGCATCCTGGCCAGCTTGGCGCGGTGCTCGCGGTCGGCCGGGTCGTCGAGGTCGGCGCGCAGCAGCGGGACGGTCCGCCGTGCCGAGGTGACCCACACCGCCTCGCGGGTAGTGCCCGGCCCGGTGCCCTTCTTGATGCGCGGCTTCGGCTCCGGCGTGCAGCGATCGCAGTGGCCGATCGGGTAGCGTGGATCGATGGTGGTCCGCGACTCGTCGAGGTGGACGTTCGGGCCGCCGCACTTCGAGCAGACGTAGGGCCGCCGCACTTCGAGCAGACGTAGCGGACCGGGGGGGTCCGGTGGTGGTGGTCATGCGACCTCCTGGTGCTGGCCAGCCTGCATGGCGGCCAGGTGGCGGGGACAGATGGCGAAGGTCACCGCATGCGCTCCGCTGGGTTCGGACTCGCACTCGACCAACGTGGACAGCTCCACCGCAGCCGAGGCGCCGCAGTAGGTGGAGTGGTGCGCGCCGCGCTCCTGCACGTCGCAGGTCAGCCGGACGCGGGGATCGACGACGCTCATCGACTCCTCCTCGGCGTGTTACCCAGGGCACGCTTCCAGCACACCGCGCAGGCGTGCTCGGCGATGCCCTGGGTGACGGGATGACGGTCGGCGCGGCTCAGCGGCCGGCCACAGTGCGCGGCGTCGCCGTAGGGCGGCACCAGGTGCGGGGTCTGGCCGCTGGCGGCCGCCCAGAACCATCCGAGCTCGACGAGGACCTGGTAGCTGACCGGCCGGCCGGAGGCGGCCGCCCGACGGCGGGTGTCGGCCCCGACCCGGAGCCCATCGTGCGGTGTGCCCTCCGCGATGGTCATCGGTCAGGTCACCCCCGACCGCTCGTCGGCGAGCTTGGCCGCCAGGCGGCGCAGGGCCTCGACCGGCGTCGAGCCCAGCACGCACGGCTTCGGCTCGTCGCCGCGGCGGGCAGCCGCGAACCATAGCGTCTGCGGCATCTCGTCGGTCGGTGAAAGCTCGTGGAGATCGACGACCCGGTAACCGCGGGCGATCTCCACCGCCCGCCAGGCGTCGTCGATCGAGTCGCGACGCTCGGCCTGTTTGGCGATCGACTCGTGACACGGCCCGCACACCAGCACGCCGCCGGTCTCGATCAGCTCCTCGTCGGGCAGGTCGCGGCCGCAGGCCGCCGCGCAGCGGGTCATCGGAACGGGTCCCAGTCATCGTCGATGCCGGCGGCGCGCAGCAGGATGGTGATCCCGGCCAGCATCATCACGAAGCCGCTGATCAGCAGCAGCAGCGTCGGCCAGGTCATGGCGTGAACCTCAGGCCAGCGGCGCGCTCGAGCGCGTCCACGACCTCGGCCTGCGTGCGCCCCGACTCGAGCTCCCAGTCCACCAGGTGGTCGATGCCGTTGGCCTCGCGGATCAGCGCCGCGGCCCGGATTGCCGACAGCTCATCGGTTGCTACCAGCGACAACGCTGCAGCCACGCCGAGACCGGTCTCGGGCTTCATGCCGCCGCGGGTGAAGCCGTGCGTCTCGATCAGACCGAGCGCAAGCTCGACGACAGCGCGATCTTGCTGCATCACGGGTGCACCACCGGCGGCTCATCGCCCTGCGGCTGTCGCGAGCCCGGCCGCCGTCGCTCGCGCCCGGCCGGCAGGCGGGTGACCTTGCGGGGGTCGGCGTCGGCGTGCCGCGCCAGCGCGCGCCCGAAGTCGCGCAGCCGGCTGAACCCGTCCCACACGCCGTACTCGTGGACGACCAGGGTGAACTCCTCGACGTCGTGCTTTCGGAGCTTCACGCCGCCCTTCTCGGTGCGGTCGATATGGCATAGCTCGTGCACGACCAGGGCCTCGCGCTGGCGCTCGTCGAACACCTCCCACCAGTACTGCCAGGCCCAGATCACGACGTCGAGCCCCGACTCGTCGCGCCACAGCGGCGGCGCCTTGTGGCACTTGGCGATGGCCTCCTCGCCCTCGCCGGACGGCTCGCCCAGGCGAAGGCGGTAGCCGACGCGCAGGTCCTCGACCACGGCCCGGATGGTGGGATGACGGCGCACGAGGGCGACCGCGATCTTCTTCATGTCCGGCGACTCGACGTAGTCGGCGCGCTCGTCGTCGAGCGCCGTGGCGGTGCTGGCCATCAGACCGCCACCTCCGCCGTCCGCCCGACCGCGATCATCCGCTCGACGAGCTCCTCAGCCGATGCGGACAGCGTCGCGACCGTCTCCGCGAACGTCTCGTCGATCAGCGGCTTGGCGGCCTTGTAGGCCGCGTCGTACTGTGCGCTGTAGCCCTTCTGCTTTCCGGCGGCGTCCCCGGCGGCGGCCCCGGCGGCGGCCCCGGCGGCGTCCCAGGCGGCGGCCCTGGCGGCGGCCCCGGCGGCGGCCCTGGCGGCGGCCCCGGCGGCGGCCCTGGCGGCGTCCCCGGCGGCGTCCCCGGCGGCGTCCCCGGCGGCGGCCCAGGCGGCGGCCCCGGCGGCGTCCCTGGCGGCGGCCCAGGCGGCGGCCCAGGCGGCGGCCCAGGCGGCGGCCCAGGCGGCGTCCCCGGCGGCGTCCCTGGCGGCGGCCCTGGCGGCGGCCCCGGCGGCGGTTGCCTTCTTCCGAGCCGCATCGATGATCGGTCGCGCGGCAACCGCCAGCTCCGTGCTGGTCAGCTCGTCGAGGACACGCAGCGCGGCCGCGTCGTCGGTCAACCCGGCACGATCCAGCCAGGTCGGCGTGAAGGTGCGCACCAGCCAGTCAGTGGCCAGCCAGGCTCGCGTCTCCTCGTCCTCCGGGGTGGTGCGCGTGCCGACCAGGGCCGGGATGAAGCGCTTGAGCCGCTGTCGTGGTTCGTCGCCGAGCGAGTCGTTCCAGCTCATCAGGAAGTTGGTCAGCACCGGCGAGGCGCACTTCGGGTGATCGCTGAACGGCTCGTGCGCGAAGTAGGCGACGGCCTCCATGACGCACATGCCGGCTTCGGGCGAGTTGTGCCCGCCGGACTGCAGGGTCAAGGTGTCGAGGTCGAGGTGGCTGGTCATCGGGGTCCTCAGAACTTGATGTCGTCGACGGCGGCGGCGACAGCAGCAGCCGGATCAGCCGCCGTCGCAGCCACGTCCGCCACCGCGTCGCCTGCACCACGCGGCCGCGCCTGGGCGATCGGCGGCTCGTCGATCGGCGCGCCGGACTCGTCGCGCTCGAGCTTCTCGAGGCTCAGCACGCGGGCGAAGCGCAGCTCGAGGGCGGTGCCCTCGCGGCCGTCGCGCGTCGTGTAGTCGCGTCGCCGCAGCTGGCCCTCGACGAACACCCGGTGGCCCTTGCGTAGCCGCTCCGCGTTGCGCTCGGCCGCCTCGTTCCAGGTGGGCACGTCGAGCCACAGGGTCTCGTTCTCCCACTCGCCCTGGGCGTTCTTGGTGCCGATGTTGACGGCGACCCGCATGTTGCAGACGGCCACGTTGTTCGGGGTGTACGAGAGTTGTGGATCGGCTCCCAGGTTCCCGATGCCCTCGAATCGGTTCAGCACGGATCAGCTCTCCTTCTTGGCGCGCGATCGCCGCGCCGGCTTCTTGGTGGCGGGGGTGGGCTCCGAATCGCCGGGCGGCTCGCCGTCGTTCGGGTACTCCGGGTCCGACGTGGCGATCGCCTCGGCCTGGTCCATGAGCGCCTTCTGGGCCTTGGCGGTCAGCTGCGCGATGACCTCGGCCGGCGCGTCCTCCCAGCGCTCGTAACCCAGCTGGGTGCGGATGGCGTCAACAGCCTGCCGGCCGGTATCACCGCCACCCTTGGCCTCGACCGCCAGCTCGACCATGACCTCGATCGGCGGTCGCTCGGACGGCGACGCCGGCGCAGGGGGAATCTCCTCACCGACGCTCGCTTCCGGTGTATCCGCCGGCTCGCTTTCGTCGGCGCCCTGCGCCGGCTGTTCAGTGGCCCGCGTGGCGCGCGTGCGCCCGCTGGCCGGGATCTCGGCCGCCGCGTTCGAGCGCTTCGGGCGCTCGGGCGGCGGTGCCGATTGCTCGGCGATCGACGCGCCCTCGTGCATCGGCAACTGCGGCACCGGGGTGAAGGCCGGCAGCGCGGCCTGCTCGAGCGGGATCG